GTGCAATGCAATTACATCTATTGGAATAATCCATTCTGTTCTATCGCTGAATTCTATTTTTAAATATTTCATTTTATCCACTCCATTCTTGTAATATAACTGGGATTTCCGCATACGCTAAGATTTTTCCCGTTATTATTTTTCCGTTATCGTTGGTGCCACAATACACAGATTCTTTGATATATTCGAGCAAAAACTTGTCTAATCCAAATGTGGCAACAAGTTTCATTTCTTTAAGTATATCATCAAATGTGTCTGAGTTTGATGTATATATATCAATAGTGTGTGTTTTAACTAACTGCATTGGCAACCATTCTATTTTGCAATCCGACTGAACTAAGACTGCGAATTTGATAGTTGAATATAGCATTTTATATCCACGAAGATTGTGATCATCTATTTCGTGTTTTATCTCAAACATCATTCTTCCTCCCTAAGTTTGTCATCTTTATCCATCAACTCTTTGAACTTTTTGCTCGAATTCTTTGCTTCACGTTCGCGCCGACGCTCCTCTTTGTTATCGACTTTGTCGTAATAGTTCTGGATAGCGCGATCGATCGCGTTCTTCCGGTCCGTGAGATAAAATGGCACATGAGAAATAAGCAATGTTCCATTCTCAGTTACGTCCGCCGCATTGTCTGACCAATCAACCATTTGCCATATAATGCTCTCGACAATATCCGAAACCTCATTTATATACTGCTGCGAAACGCGATGTTCCGCGTGACTTTGTATTACTTTTTTTACATTAATCACATTGCGCTTCGGTGCCGCATCAAGCTCTTCTTTCATGTTGTTTCCATCCTTTGTATAGTTCCTGGAATTCTTTTTTCTCGGCCAGTAGTGCTTTCCGCTGGAGAAATACTACACATACAGCATTTGATATAAGATCCATTTCCGTATCAACAAATTGTGGTCCAAATAATATGGATCGTGTATCCAGAAGGGCAATTTTCGCCGTGGGAATATGCACCATACGCGACCCATCTTCATGCTGATAATCTAGTACGTTATTCCGAATTTCCTCCAAATCTTTAACATCGATATAAAATTTTGGGTTAAGAATCGTGGTTATCTCCGTCATGAGTTCCTTAATTTTGCGCTCATATTCATTCAAAACCATATCCGGGCTTGCCATCGCGGTCAATTTGCTATACTTAACAGTTTTACCATATAGTTTATGCAATTCGCTCTGCGTTTCTCTAAGCTTATCTGCTTTACTCTTATATTTCCACATATAATCGTCCTCCATATATTGTCTGATTCTATATATGCTAGGCTATTCGCTAGACGGTTCGCTAAGCGAATCGTTTTGCGGAACGTCTAGCTGAACAGTTGTGAAGATAAGTTCGCCTGACGATTCGTCGGGTATTACGTCGGTCATATAACTTATCAAGACTTCCTCTGTATCCTTTTTGATTATCGATTTTGCGCCGGTCTCTGTGTTTATTCCCAGGATGTAGTTATCGCCGCAAAATTTGGTGAATGCGGGATCCTTTGCGAGCGCTTCGAGAAACATGTTTGCTTCGGCGGCTTTCTGGAAATCGGTATATACTTCGCTCGCCTTATCCCATTCGTTGGTCATTACTTCCTGCAATTTTCCGCGTTCCTCGTCTGACATATTCTCGAACATTTTCTGCGCTTCGCGCGCTGCCTTTCGTTCGCGCATAGCTTTCTTTCTATCCTCTGCGCGGTCCTGTGTGCTCTTTCCCTTAGATTTCAATTGTGTCACCTTCCAATAGTTTATCTATTTTCTCCTTTATAAACTTGTCGTCCATAAGATCCTCGAAGAACAGCGGCGATTGCCAGTTAGCTTGATATAACATCTGCGATGCCATAAGCATTATTTCTCGTTGTGCGTGCGGGTGTATTCTCAGTCTGAAAAAATGCCGCAATTCGCGCGCATTCATTGTGACGATTATTTTAGTCGTAGTCGCATTTGGTAAAATTGACCGCGCATCCTCTTTTCTCAGGCCATACTCGTTCACAAGTTTTATGTATACACGCCTTATGTGATTGAATTCGCCCATCAGATAGCTTTCAACCTCGTCGCGTTTCTTTTTATCTTCGATGTAACTCAGGTCGTCGACGACGAATCCACAATCGTCCATATTCACATGGCGTTGGCTTTGCTGGCTATAACTTGCCATACGGTGTCTCACGAGTTGGTGCGTCAATGCGCGGCTCACATCTTCGATATAGAACGTGAATGAGAGGTGCTCTAGTATGCTCTCATGCCCCATTTTAATACAATGCTTAAGTATGTGTGCTCCATGGACACTTACACAGCCGCAGTCTGGATCTACGCATTTATCATAGAGTTCCTCAAATGTACATCCATCTGGTTCGTGTGTCAGTTTCGCCGCGAGCGCGGCAATTATTTCGCCTTCGTCTGAATAGTTTACTAGTTTTACGTTCATTTTTCTATCCCCATTCTCTTTTTAAGTTCATTAAATATTGTTTCCGATTTCCCACTTCCTCGTGCATGTATAAGCAATTGGTCGTAATAACAACGACCTTCTAAGCGCACACGCTGGCATTTATGAGGTGGAGATTTTCTACATACATTGCTATCAAGTAATGGCACATCTATAAATTGGTCGCATTGTATATCCGCCAATTTATCATATTGGTCAATACATTGAAGGCACGTAACGCCTACAGTCGTTTTTTCAACAACGTCCATTTCGCGAACATTGAGAGACGAACGGCCACAATATGTTATTAATTCTTTATCGTCGATGTGCTTTCTAATTAGATGCGTTTTCATTCGTCTACCTCCTCATATCGAAATTTGCCCATCATTCTATATAGATTATCTACACCCAGTGAGTCCATCATACATCCACCGCAAGTGCAATATTCTGGATTGTGGTCGTGATTCGGGAACTTGAATTCATATCCGCATTCTTCGCAGAATGTTTTTTGGGCCATTTATTTATCCTCCTTGATTGGATTTTTGAGTTTTTTATAGTCTTCGAGTATTATCAATACCTCACTATAATAATGATACATTTCATCTATGCCTCTTCTCGCTTCTGCTTCCCTTCTCAGTTTTGTTTCTCTGATAAGAGCATTTAAATTATTTATATCTTTCATATTATCTATCTCCGATGTAGTCCACCAGTTATAAGAGGCGTTCTATACATTCTTTCGTTTTCGTCTTCTATGAATTGTTTATAGTGTTGAAATATATCTCTAGGCACCGAATAGTCATGTTCACGCGACTGTGTAGCCAAATGTCGTACAACGCGTGGCATTCCGAATTTCGGATTCTTGAAGTCCTCATCGTTGCGCTCGCATTCTTCTCGCGCCTGCGATATCGCATGTTCAATCTTGTCTGCGGGCATGACTGGCATATGCGGCTTTTCGATTATATGTCTTGATACGCGCTGGATCTTTGGAAGGTCAATCTTCTCCTTGAAGAAAGTCTGATCCTTAGTGTAATATAGTTTTCCAACGACGCCTTCCTTGCGATGCCGCTTGCACCATTTGAGCATTTCATCACGAATCACTAATATATCTTCAACAGTCTTGGAACGCGATTCTCTCACGAGTTCAACTATAGGTATCCGATAGTGGTGTGCCATTTGATGTGTGGCATTATATGTTATATACGAATCGGTTTTGCGCACATATATGTCGATAATAACCAAATGCTGATATTTACGCTTCGGCTCAATCCGACATGGTCCGCGACCAACCGGCATATGCTCGGCATATACAATCAGACCCTGATGGTCCGTTATAAGTTCAACCACCCTGGGATACTCTGGGCATGCGCGAATTGCGTTCTGGAAACTCGCTTCGGCAACTTCCATGTTGCGTGATCCGAATGTGACATTCTCTCCGTCCCACCAGAAACGTACATTTTGTCCGTCCCGCTTGCAAGTCCATGAGATATGCTGGCCGATAAGTTCGCGCCCGCTATTTCGCAGTTGATCGATTCTTCCTATGTGTTCAAATTTTCTCATTTAAATACCTCCGCAAAAATATGCTATTATGTATTCTTCTGCATCGAATGATACAACGCTCGCCAATTTTGTTTTTTCGCTATAGATTGTCATTATTATATCACAGTCGATATAGGGAATCATTTGGTCCTCTTCTGTACGGTTTCGAAATAATGCCAGATGTCTATGGAAATTCCCACGACCCATCCAAATTTTGCCTCCTCCATGTGCGGAAAATGATTGATATGATTTACCCATTGCGAATTCTCCATCGGATCGTTTTTTAATCATAAATGTTTCCATTATAATTCCTCCTTATAGGTAATCCTCTTCGTCTTCTTCGCGTTCTTTCTCGATTTTTGCGCACATTTCTTTTATGCGCCGATTCATATTATCTGATATTTCATACATTTATTCGTCCTCCTGTATACGTTTTTTGTTATCATCATTTATCAATTTCCATTCGGCTTTCCAACTCGAATGGCAATGTTCGCATCGCCAGATATTTTTTCCTTCTGGTTTTAAAACATTCTCACATTTGGAACATCTTGGCAAAATATTAAATATTTTAGATTCAACTTCCCTTATCGATTTGAGAACATCTACAAATATATTTTCTTCCATTTGTTCACCCTCTTACTTTGCAGCGACATTTAAAACATTTTCCATCATTATCATGCATATGTCCACATCGATCACATAAGAATACCATTTATTCGTCCTCCGGTTCGTAACTGTGACATCTTGCACAAGGGCATTCCATTGGGTGCGTGCTTATGTCACTCATTTCTGCTTGCCATCCTTCCCATGCGGGCGGCCCACAATTATTATTACATATCTTATCATCCGAATTTTCAAATCTGCAATTTGTACAAGGATACTTCACCTCTTTTGGGGGTTCTTTGATTTGCAAAATTCGTCCGTCTTGTAAAATTATTTCACCATCGGCGTTTCCATGCCCACAACAAGAGTTGCTTGTTAATATTCCGCCATCATTTAACGCCTGAATAATAGGAGCTATACAACTATCAATTTCTTTAATACACCATCTGGATTCCCCATTGTGCGAAAGATTGGCGGGAACGTTCACACAAAGGGAAACTGTATCACCATGATTACACAACTTAATCCACTCCGATGTAAACTTCGCATGATATCTCAAATTCAGCTTGGCATTTGGGGCAACAGGCCGTATCGGTGCTTTCGAAGGTGTCTGAGAAATGGGGTCCGTCATAGTCCCATTCGTATGCATCATTTTCATGGCAGAATATGTGGCCACAGTCTGGACATTCTGCATCGTCCTCTACTATTCTTGCGGTTGGCATTTATTCACCCTCCTCTTTTTGGTATTGTTCGTTCCATCGTTTAACCTTCTCGCGAATGGCACATTTTGGGCAATCATCGTTTATATGTTCTTTTATAAAACCACACTTAGGACACTTCATTCTTTCACTTCCTGGCTCTGACTGAGATTGTTCGTTCATTGCACCATGAATCTTACTGCGTGGAATATCTACCCTATCCAGCAGACGATTCTCTTTTTGACCTTGTTCGTTTGGTATAAGTGGCTCGACCCACCTTCCATCATCTTTACAATAATTGCAGACATACTGCCACGGCCATATCTTCGTGCCACAGAAAACACACTTCATACTACTTACCTCCTGGCTGACCTTGTTTGTTCATTCACTCACCGAACCATTCTTCTTTATCTGTCAGAAAGGCTATTCTGACCTCTGCTTCTCTACCATCCGGCAACACAATCCTCTTAATCGCCTTTTCTATGGCATCTGTATAGCGGTCAAATTCCTCTATCGCATCCATCTCAGCAGTTTCATAATCTCTAACATATTTCATTCTTTCACCTCTGACTCTGGTTGACCTTGTTTGTCTTTTGTGTGTGGTGAGTGGACAGAAACGATACGTGATGGTGGTTTCTCCCCACCAATCGTCAGTAGATAGCGAGAAAGACACTTTGTAGAACAGAACTCCATATCATCGAATGTTCCTTTTTGTCTGTTGCCTTTGCCCTGTGTAGCCACAGCAAACAGCATTATCTTGTCACCATTATTTATTGGTGTGGTGCAGTAGTCACAGTGCATCTGATGATGTTCTTTATTATACATTTATTTCACCTCTGGCTTACTGGCTTGAGGTTTTTTGTCTATTCCTGACCCACATGGGATGATTTCGGGATCAATCTTACAGAGTAAAATGAGTGCCTCGCGAAGTTGTTTTCCAGCGATTCCCGCGTCCTTTGCGATTTCGGAAGCCATAGCTAATGGTCCCATCCCGATTCGCGCAATTTCGCGATCCAAATACCATCGCGCTTTCTTTAGATCTTCCAATTCTTTATCTTTATGTGGCGCTCTTAGAACGTATTTGATTACATTCCCAAGACAGAAACTACATTCCCAATCTTCGATAATATCTATTACTTCTATTTTGCCGACATTATAATGTGATGGATGATTGACAGCTTCCTTTTTAATCGGTTCGGGAGTCGCCGCAATCGGATGGAGATTCCGCCCACCACATTTATTACAAGTCCAATTTATCGGAGGTGAACCATCTGAACCTTCGGTGCCTGTGGCTGCAACATATTTTCCGCAATCTTCACAGTATAATTGCATCATATATTTGAGACCATCTTTCTCATTTGCTCTGATATCCATAGCATCATTCTTTTTAAGTGGGCAATCTGTGCAATCGTGATGATTTACATATGGCAAATATTTGCATATAGAGCATGGTAATATCTTTTCTCCGCAAAACGAACACCATTGTGGGACAAATTTGTTTACGAGTACCACTTCTTGTTCACAATGTGGGCATTCTTCAACTATCGTGTGCATCATCAATCACTCTCCATTCGTCTGGACGCTCAACTGCGACCTTGATTGTATTTCCAATTGGATATAATGTTTCTGCGCGAACAACTTCATCTTCTCGCAGAATCAGCGAGATCAGTGTTTTACCTTCATACCCATACAACTTCGGATACGGCCCTTTGAGATAGTAACCCGTTATTTTAATTGTCCGCATCGTCGTCAATTGGAACACCTATCCGTCTGAGTGTACTCTCTAAGGATATTATTTTTTTGCGTAGTTCTTTCATTTCGCGCGCAACTGTGGCGAAATCCTTTTCGATAAGATCGTTTAAATCATCCATTTGAGAGATTGTATTCACCATCCTCTTTGTTTATTTTGACTGGAATATATATTGCTGGCGTCTGATCTGGAAATGTGTCAAGCACGATTTCGCACACAACGCCCGGAACTGTGAACATAGGCCCGCCACATACAACATCATGTTCCATCAGATACGCCATTCTTCCGATGATTGGCTTGAGGCATTTTGTGCATACAAACCAATAATCTTCTTTATCTAGATCCTCCAATGCCATTGGTCTCTTTAGTCTTAACATTCTTTTTCCCTCTCATATGCTTCTAATATTTCGATTATTAGTTGGCGCGGTATTCTCGCACGCTCTAACGCGTTACTTCTTCCTTGTGTGCCAGTTCTTGCGCCACGCTGAGCGACCGCGTGATGGCAATGCTTTGGAACTTTGCCGCTAATCTCATCCTGTGTATAATTCTTACAGGTGCGCGCAACGAATGCTTTGGGGAATCTTCCCCATATATCAGTTGGTTTCGCGCGATCATCACCATATTGGCAATACCACACAGTTGTTCTATAATAGCCATTCATGACAGGCATCTTTCTCAGAAGTCCACGGGGATTCTCGACGAAATAGAATTCGGGGTTTAGTTCCCATATGAGATTCATTGTATGTCTTACGATGGAAATTGCTGTTCGTGCATTATCATCTTTGGGTTCATATGCGCGTTTGCCGCCAGTCCAGTGTGCACCAATACTCGCGACAGAGAAACATTCACAGGGAGGCGAAGCCCACACCATATCGAATGGCCCAAGTGCCTGCAACTGTTCCGCAGTTACGGTTAGTATGTCCGCATATATTGTTGGTTTAAATTGCTCATCGAAGTCCAATGTGACAACCTCGTGTCCCATTTCCTCGAATACGTTCGCTACGCTCTTCGTTCCGCAGAACAGATCTAATATTTTCATATTAAAACCCCAGAAATACCCAGAACAATACGCCAGGTATTAACATCATTAGGTATATTATTGCGTTTTCTATTTTCATTATTAGCATTCCTTTGTCCATTTGTATCACCTAGAAAAAGTCGTCTAGTGCTCTGACCTTCTTGAGATTGCTCGCGACCGCGATTGTGCACTCGCTTGGCGCTTTGTCGGGCCGATCTCTTATGTATCTTGGGTGGCGATATCCGCCTTTCGATGTTTTCTCCATATAAGCTATCTCAATTGTCGTTGGTGTTTTCACTTCGTATTTGCCATCCACTATGTTGAATAACTTTCCGAAATCTTCGCGCTGTTCATCTGTGAACCCACTGACCGTTGTAAGCACGTTCGCTTTGCCATTTGTGTATTTCCCAACAGAAAGTGCGCCTATCATTCCTTCATATTTGCCTTGTCCGGGAATAGCGCCGAATATTACAACGTCATCTGTGTGTATTGCTTTTATCTTCTTCCAGCATGAGCGCGAGCGACTCTTTGTGCTTGCAAAATACTGGGAGTCGTTTTTCTTAAGCACAACGCCCTCCACCTCTCCTTTGACCATTTTTGTTAGTGTAACATTGAGCGCTACGCCGACCAATACTTGTGATGTTTTCCAGCGTGTATTTTTAATTCCACGAATTGTTTTGCATATATTTTCTCGTCTCAGGGTGTAAATTGATTTGTCTGTCGTATCTCTGATGTGGTCATACACAACAAATGATATTAAGCCATGCTCTTTCATAAGCACTTCTGTTCGCTCCGCGCTACCGTGTAATGTTCCGAGCTTCGCAGATTCCATGCCTTCGATATATAGTTCGCCGAAATAGTAGCCGTCCGGTACGCCTTCCATATTCTCTGTAAGATGTGGCACATGATCTGTGTATTCAGTATATTCGCCCGCAACTGCTGCTGGCGATCGTGCAAAGAAACGCGCGACTCCATTCTCGACAATGCATTGCGTTCCGAAACCGTCATATTTTAATTCTGCGGTCCAACCATCTGCAATCATTTCCTCTGCTTTCGTCTCGTCCTTCAAGAGGACTGGCTTCATCATTCCAATCGGGTCCATTATTCCACTTCCATTTTTTTGCGTTCCTCTTTCCATGTTTCAAATTTGTCGAATTTTCTTTTTAAATATAATGTTTTATTAGCGTCTTTATATAACCAATCTAAACATTTATAGAAATCCACATTGCGGCGAATTTGTATTTGATATATATTATCTTGCTTTCGAATATTGGATTTTACATCGAGATTCTTTTCAAGAACTTCTGCGACACCTTCTAAAAATTCTTTTGTTCCTAAGAGTTTCCAATCACATCTAATTGAAGTTGGAAATTTTTTATCAAAATTCCAATATACACATCCATCGCCATCGCTATATCCACGAATAAAGTGTCTAAGTAAATGTTCTGGAACAGTTGTAGGAAACTTTAAGATTAAACTTTTCCGCGGAACGCAACCATGTTTAATCAAATCTTGCGCCATTTCTTTGCTACCTATTTGGATGTAAACAGTTTCTCTTCCTCTTTTTTGACAAATAGGATGTTCAGAACAAAGTGCTCTACTGAATCTTTTAATGATGTTTTTATCTCGTTTATGAAGTTCAAGACCAACACGCCAAATATGACGTTTATCTTGTACTACATATCCATCTGCAAACATAAATCCTAAGAAATATGCCTTTTCTTCGGTATCTATGGTTTCGAAATATTTTCTATTGCAATATTTTGTCATATCAATTCCTATCCATACATTGTCAATTCTTTTATAGCTTCTACATCTTTGAGGAGCTTTTCCTCAAAATCGTCTTCTTCTTTTGGAGTTTTAAATTCTGCCATCATTCTTCGTGCCTCATCGAAATCTCCAGATACCATTGCCGTCATTAAATCGCGCGATGGAAAGTTCAACTTCTCTTCATATTGAGAAAGAATCGCGTCTGTTATCCTGAGATATGATATTTTAGGTGTATAGCTTTTGACTTTGTCCGCTACCTTTCCACCAAAATATAGATTCGCAAGAACGATTGGAACCAAACCCGCTGGTCCCATTGTTACTAGACAAATTGGCGCGACAATTATATTGAACAACATTCCCAATGATACAGGCCCGGAAATGTCGACCCATATATCATTTTCGATTTCGTCTGCCACTTGTGTCCATTCATTGGCGGCGACTTTCATATATATTTCTTCGTCTGTCAGATTCATTTTGCTTCCTCACATTTATTTTTCTCTTACGCGTTTATAATGCCATTTATCGTATTTTTCACAGTCCACATCTATTTCTGCAAATACGCCTTGAATATAGAATTCCATATATTCATTGGTTATCGTATTCGCAGATAGAGTGATTTTCCCTTCGATACACCCAAATACTATCTTCTTCGCATCTGGGAGATTATTAGGACTTCCGACCGAATATGCTTTGATATATTTAAGGCCGCCACGCATTCTTATATCATTTATTATGTGTTGGTAATCCTCAAATGGATCCAGTATGCTCATTGCATTATTTGACATTTTCCCATTCCTCCAAAAAGTATTCTTTCATACAGCGCGAACCAAAGTCGCCAGTTTCGCGATACATTGAGTAACTAACACCGGGAACACGAGTCAGAAGTGCCGCTACTTGTTTCGTTTCTAGTTTTGCTTTTCTCGCGATATCCCTCGCGATAGCGGGGTGTCCAATTTCTGCGAGTGCCTTTAGCGCTAAATTTAGGTTGCTTTTATCCATTGTACCATATTATACCTTATCGTCCGGGGTATATAAACCCTTCGGCTGGCCTAATCGGCGCCAATTATACGCTTGTATACAGCACAGTTTTTACACAGGCCAATCTTGGCGAAGAAAGTGCAAGGCGAAAACTGATGTGTCATATGATAAGATACCTTATTACGAATTAGGAATTCTGGCATTGGCGGGTCATTTACTTTGTTCCAGTTGATGAGCGCTTCGATTATCTGCGCTTCGGTGAAATTGTGCGACTTAAAGAAATGTATAAGTCCGGTAAGAGTATAGTCACGCATGCCGGATCCTACACCTTTGAGAGCATTTCGTGTGCCTTCACACATTGGAAATCCTGTAATATCGGTGCGTTTTCTAAATGGCGCCTTCGATGCAACTTTAAGTTCGCATTCACGAAGCCATTCGTGTGTGCTAATTTCGTTTTCTTTCTGATATGTTTTGCGCGATATTCTTTCTCGTGGATTCTTTGCAAGTTCCAGAATCTCCGCTGTCGTCATTGTGAGAACCTCTTCTGGATAAAGATCTATACAATATAGACCGCTTTTGGTATTCTTTGTATTAGATGTGCGCATTATTCTGCGTATGTCACCAAAAAATCCAGCATCGACACTTTGCATTTTATGTCCAGTCGCTTCGATTTCTCTGATTGTCTGGCGCGTAGATTCTGCGAGCAAACTTTTAACATTAAATGTGCTATATGCAGAAAAGTCAAGATATGCGTGGAACCCCTTGCTTCCAGAGAATCTACACCGTATTTTCCAACCATGTTTTATTCCCCATGCAATAATCTGTTTTAAATCTTCATGGGCAATCGATTTGTCTTTGTGATCTAAGTCCCAATACACGGCATCGAATATGATATTGAAATTGCCAGCAATTATCTCCGCATCGCTTTCTCCAGCGAAAACATATACACTCAATCCAAGATCCATTCCGCGTTTCTCTGATAGTTCTTCAATCCAGTGTTCCAATTCTTCCGTTGAATGGACAAAGATGCGCTCACCGTTAATTATACGGCGAAACTCTTTGTATCCAGCCGCGACCTCGTGTCCATATATTGTCATGGTATTTACTTCCCTTATCTGTTATTTAAACTTTCTGCAAACCACATTTTCCACAGAAGATTTTTCCGTCGCTTGTCTCGCCACATATTAAATCGTTCTTGAAAGTCTTGTGTATCGCCTTTGGTCTGTAAAACCCTTCGAAGTGTGCATACATTTCTTTGGATTCTTCAAACGATTTCCCTGTCCATTTTTCCAGTTCGGTTTTCTTTTGGCACCGAATCGGCGTGAGAAGAACTGTGAGCTTCTCTGCTTTAGCTATCTTATACAAAGACGCCTTTGTGGGTTTAACTGTTGCATCCATAACTACTCTTACGATTGCTTCTACGCCGGCCTTATTATATTTAGCGCACTCTTCAATTCTCTGTGTATTTGTATTCACAGAACAAGCGCCAGGTTCGCAGTTATCGTCACCGAGACTATAGTGTATTATGCCGTGCGATCTGACGAGCAATTTCGCGAGTTTCTTGTTGAACTTCAATAGTTTTGTAACTATTATTGGTCGCACATTTTCTTCCACGCATAGATCTATCATATCGCATAAGATGCTCATCGTCCATTCTGCACCAGGATCAGAAAATTTTCCGAATCGTATATACTGAACGTTGTTCTTTTTTATAAACTTGCGTATCTTTTCGCGCTTATATGTTTTAACAAAATTCGGTCCGCCATCCATATGAAAATTTATTCGACTTCCATAACAGTATGTGCATTCTCCGCCGAGATTTCTACATGCGCATCCAGATGTCATATCAACATTCCACTTGGATCCGATGCACGCATCTCCAACGTGTTCGCCTTTTCCTTTAACTATCGCTATTTCTGCCATTATTCAATCACCTTTTCGTTGTCATTACCATTAGGATGTATTATTCCTCTTTTCAATCTTCGTTCCACATATGCTTCAAAATTTGGACCAAGACGGAAATGTCCATGCTCTTCCCTAACAATGCCCGCTTGTTTTATAGCTGCGAAAAACATACAATTGTTGCTTGTTTTATATTCACGATTAATATATTCGTAGAATCCGCGTTTGGTTGCATAGTTATCGAATTTGATTATATAATCCAAGAACGCTTTTGTAAGTGGTTCTGGGCGAATATTTTCAAATGTATATGAGGATGCATGATATACTGGTTGCCAAATTACAATTTCTTCACTTGGGAGCCACATATTAAAATCTCCATCCAATTTGAGTTCCTTCGGGTATTTCATGAACTTCGTTGCCTATCTCACATTCCAATCTTATCCATGTGAGAAAATCTTTTTGGTGTTCGTCTGCAATAAATGTTATTATTGCATTTATACTCGTATCCTCTTTAATTATTGCGTTGATTAATCTTTCTCGTGTTTCATCTTTCATTCTTTTCACCTTCCTCACATTGAAAAGTATTCTCCTAGTCCTGTTTGTTTCTGATTATAGAGCAATTCGATTTTACTAATTCCGAGCGGTTGAAGTATTCGCATAGCATTTGTAAATAGCCGCGCCTCGTAATACTTCCAGTCAATCAATTTGATATCATCTTCTGTGATTAATTCAAGCGCTTTAACTCTTTCCTTGCCAGTGAGATTGATCCACGAAACCTTCATTCCTGGAAATGCTGGTAGATGCGCCGCTTTGAGTTGCATATACACAATGAAGTTTTGCATAGCTTCGGCGTTTTTGTACTCACCGCGAGCTTTCACGCTTTTGGTTATCGACAACTCTTCTATTGTAACATCGTGTACAGATTTGATATATGCTTGTGCAACGTGTTTTGCTTCGTTAATATCTTTTTTAATTAGATGTTCTATCATAGCTTCGAGCATATCACTTTGATGTGTGAACGAATCGCCACGTCGTGTTTCTATTCCACGAATATATAACTTTTTCTCGGGCCATATTGAACGCGAAATGTATTTCTTCTTTGTTCCCATCTGAATCATTGGGTCGAGAATCTTTTCGAACTCAATTAGTATTCCCGCTTCTTCGCTTAATATGGCTTCGAGTTGCTTACCTTCCTCTATTGCATCTTCGAGAACCTCGTTTTTAAGTTTCACGAATACGCTATCTGTATCGCCGTATAAGACGTTATAACCAAGAGACTCTAGTATACTCTCTAATAACTTTTTATGGTACACAGCCCACGTTGTGATGCTCTCTCCTATCTCAGGGTTAGTAAAGCGATAAAACGAACTCGCGAATACTCCATACATCGCATTCATTAGGACTTTAACTGCTCCCTGTAAGAAATCGTAATGTTCTCTTTCTTCATCTGTTTCAGCTTCGGCCATTAGGCGTTTCAATTCATCTCTTCTGTCCCACAATTGCGTTAATAATGTAGGTACCATTCCGACTGGCTCCTTAAGGAAGCGCGCATGTTGCACATTGTGTAACTCATCACACTTTGTAAGAAATTCCGAAGTATTAACTTTATCATCGTCTATGTGATCTCCGTGTGGAATATATGTTGTTGGGTCAATATTATATTTCTTAAACATCGAAGGATACATACTTTTCACATCGAACACAGCGACGAAATCAAATATACCACTTGACGCGTCCGACACATCTGCTCCTGAAATCTTTTCTTCGTCGTCCTTTCTGATCTGATCAAACTTATTCATTGGAACCGCAACATTTCGACGGTCCGCTTCTGGAATAATTAACGAATCTATCAGACGCGCTTGTGAATCATATCCCGCCATTGCAAGTGTATTCTTACTCTCCAATGCCAATCTTTCCAATTTGGGAATCGCTTTGATTTTATCACAAACATCTAGCGCAAGCCGGGAATCCTTAATACAATATTTCACCACTTTCTTTGAATCTCGCGCCCATTCCTCATCTATCTTCCAAGTGACCACATCGTCTTTCCCTTCACCTAATAGAAGCTGGGACACGAACTCCAAACTTTCGCGCTGGGGCTTAGCTATCTTTCTCAGGAGAAACATCGTATCGACTATCACCCGCCCATCCGAGCGCATATGCTTTGTCAATCTGAGCTTCCTCTTTTCAAACCCTATCTTTAAGTCTCTATTCTCAATCACTTCGGCAAGTGTAGGAAAATCGTAACCCTGAATGTAATACCCAGTAATGATATCGGGATCCAGCGCCGCTATCGTATGCTCAAACGCCATCAGCAATTTCGCGCTCGTATCCGCCGTAATACTGTATTGTAAATCTTCGCCCACCATATATGTTTTAATTTCGACGCCATTAATATTATGCTCCTGTATTTCCTTTCCAGGCGGGCACTTCATAGGACGCATAACCGCGCATATAGTTAATATTTCGCCCGTCTTAATCGATTGTTCGATATCAAACGATAATCGCGTAAGTTCCACATCTATCATCTCATCGTGCTTGCATAATGTATCCTCCGCGCGCATCTGAATATCAAAACCATCCTGAGAGGTCTCAAGTGTGTTAATATATCCAAGCCGATTATCATAGAAAAATCGAAGTGCAAACTCAATGTCCGCCGCATAAAAATCGAGATACGGATATGCGTCGCGTAATCGCTTAACATCCCAAGGCAATTTAACGTACACCTTATATACGTCCGTCAAATACGGCCCAACATATAGCGCTGTACGCTCTGCGTAAAGAATACAGGTGTTAACGTATAAGAGAGACGTATCGTCGCCTAACGAATCAACAGTTATATACGTATAGGGATAAAACATATTGTTCTTAACTATAATACGCTCACCATTATTGGTTCTTCCATATAGCGTAACATTACGTGGAGCAGAATGGAACACGTCTACTGTCTTAAACGTAATGCTACGCGTATTGCGAATCGTATCGCTTTTCTTATTGCGCAATACGAACTGGCTATACTTTTCGATTGCTGCGCGAATGTTGAGCATGAAGTCCGCACCGCGCCCATTTACGCATTCGGATCTGTGCAACCCTTTAAAATCGAAATCATCAAAGATAGCTTCCGCTATAGTTACCGCGCTCGGTGCATGTGGAGATAACTCATATGTCACACCGATTTTTGCGATAGCTTTCGCTACAAGTTCATTTATGCGTCTGTCCATATACTCGCTCATACAATTCCACCTTGCGTTTCTTCTTCGTAATCTTCAAACTCGAAATCATATTCGAATGAATTCTCTACACCCGTGAGAGGATGCAGAAAGTTAATGTTAATGCAATTCTCTTTGATGAATTTATCACTTACACCTGGGAATTCTTGCTGCACATTTTTTACTGCCTCTTTTGTTAAGTATTCCATGTCAAGAGATTTCTGATTTATTATGGCGTCTGCGAGATCGCTAAGATGCCATCCATTATCATCAGAGTCTAAGTAACCATCCATTGCCATTGCAATCAAATGACGCTTCAATTCTGCTGGCGTGTAATTCAGATCCATGTCTCGCAGTCGGCGCTGAATTTGTTTATCTTTAAAGCGCGGCCGATTACTGTCGTCGCCGACATTTAAAGTGCCTTGCGACGTGTTTTCAGTGGATCCCATTGCGCGCAATATTCCGCGGCGCTCGTGGTCCAACTTTATACAGTAATCTACAAAGACGGCGCCGAATATTTCCCACGCGCAATATATATCTTCCGGCGTAGCGAGCATAACTGTTCCATATTTACTATCTGGAATCGTTATCCGTTCCAGCGCATGGAATCTCGTTACGGCGGCGATAAAGTCAATGAGATAATCTGTCTGCGACATAACTATTCTGAATGTTGTAGGAATGTAATCAAATAGCGCCTCACTTCCAGGAATTATAACTTTGATATTTGTCGTTGGCAAGACTCTAGCTATATGTGCGCGCAGTGCGCTAAATTCATCATCGGTATAAGTTACCAGATGAGCACCGCTTCTCGACGCCATTTCTAGTTTTCTTTTCACAACGGCCTGTGTATGCTCTTTATCTGTTCGTGTAACTAATGTGATTACACGCCGCCACAATTCCGGGTTAATCTCTGCGTTTTTATTCTCTAATGCGAGTGTTGTTAAATACGGTCTACATGGTAAAACTTTCGATCTCGTTTGGTCTCCTTCTTTATCCATTGTAACGTCAGTAACGTCATATTTGGCGTTTACGCCCTCTCCCCAATCTTTGAGGACTTCTATTATTTGCTGGCCGGCCTTCTGCAATTCGGAAACATATACATATGATGCACGCGTTATGGCCGAACCCTGATACCATATATTCTTTTCTGACGATGAACGATAACGTAGAAGTTCCTTTTCGGGCAATAATGCTAAGACAGCATTAGATATCTTTGTTTTACCTGTGCCCGCCCAGCCATGTATAATGACTGGACGTTCGGCAAGAACATACGCGAGCATAGTTATGAGCGCGTTGCGTTCTTCTCCGAGCACAGGGTCAACTACGTATTCGCCTCGGTCTTCGTCATAAGACCTGGCATCAGGAAAATAGCGTGTCAACTCATATAAGTCGATTTTCACGCGAATCACCTGACTTTCTGTTCAGATCACTCATATAGAGCTTTCATTATCTTGTCTACGTACGCGATGTCGATACTATCTCTTTCTAGCGCAGTGACAATCATTGTATGAATCTGGTCTTTCGGTAACCCAAGGGGTTTCAAGTCTTTATATTTCTCGACGAGTCCACTTAAAAGTTCATCGTCGGTTTTGCTGGACTTCTTTTTTCCGCCTTTCTTTTTGGCAGGTTTCTTTTCTTCCTTTGGCTCCTCTTTTGGTTCCTCGTCTATGGGAGCTTCCTGTGGTTCGGTATTATCCACTGGAATGAAACCTATTGTGTTTACTGAGCGCCCAGCAATGAGAGTTTCCATAGTTGTTGCGCTTACCTTAACTCCTTTCCACTCGGTTGTGTCGGGGTGCAACTTCATAAGTCCTCTCCATGCGGTTGGAGGCACACCAAACAAGAACATTTCTGCTCTTTCTGTGCCATCCTCATTTGTAACCATTTCTGCTTCCTCGAACGAAACAACGAGATACACTCTTGCTTTAGCGCTCTCGCCTTTCTGACAATATGGGCAGAGCGACTTATCTAGCTTCCATGTTCCGTTCTGATCACCGAATTTGGCGGTACACGAAAATGTTCTACCCTTATATCTGTCATAATGCTCGTATTTGGTTATAAATGGTTCATCTTCTGCCAGCACTAACACACATGGAAGGTCTGTTTTCTTGTCTATGAATCCATCTGTCTTTGGCCACTGGCGTCTACGCGGTAGTGGCAGTATGTCGCCACTTTTGGATGGGTTATTATTCCCATACGCTTTCGAATTAGTTTTGTCTCCTGTTCTTATTACCATCTCTTTTTTCCTCCTAAGAGAGATATTCTATCAGTTCTTCTGGCGATAGATCACCATCGTGAAATCTACTTGTTTTTAAAAGCGCTTTGTCAAAACTTTGCATTCTCGCTTCGACAAGATCACTAATATCTTCTTCATCAACATCTTTCACTACGACTTTTACTTCACGATATCCAAATTTCCTCTGCGTTGGCAATCGTGCGAGTAATTCCACATCGACTTTATGCCCCGTGGATTCCTTTCGGGCTACTTTCTTGGGCGCCGCCTTTTTCGCTGGCGCGCTCTTTTCTTCCTTTTTAGCCATACCGTTAGCCTCATATCTAATATTGGTAGTGTAGGTATATAAACCTATGCTCTAGTCATATTCTCGTAAATTTCTGCGACGGCGCTTTCCTCGTTTTCTATTACTGCGCGCCGTTTAATATAGTTATCGAATACTTCGGAATCCTTTAAAGATTCCCGCATACTTTCTAATTGTCTTTCTATTATTAAGCGCGTAGCTATTAAACTTCTTAGTTCGCCGCCAATTTCTTCTTCGCGCATTAGCATAGCTGATACTTGATTTTCAAGTTCAGCGTAATAATATGTAAGCCATACATCTTGTTCATCTATTTCTTCATTTTCTGACATCGAATATTGCCTCCAATAGTTGTTCTGGTGGAAATATTTTTGGACGCGCACCTATCTTTAGTGAGATAATTGCGTTGTCGCGGATTATTTCCCAGCGTATTCTTGTTCGTTCCGCATTTTCTTCTATCAATCTTTTTAATACATTGGGAAGCATTAAAAATACTTCTTCTTTTCCGTGGAATAATAGGAAATAGTAGCGCCCACCCATTTCGTTAAAAATCCACCCATAAGTAAATTGATGATCTCTAATATAATTGTCGTCACCAGATCTGAATATATACGAGGCGCTATTTTTACAACTTTTAACTTCGATAAATGCATATTTATCATTTTTAAACAATTCAAAATCCGAAGGCGCTTTTGGAGCCTGGTAGCGAGATCGGAAATGGTGTTTACAGCGCGGGCATTCAACTTGGATGAATGATTTAAAATCTGGCCATTTAAGACAAACGATTCCGGGTACACTATTCATCGCCTTTTTAAAACACGATTCTGCCCATTGTCCACGGGTATTCATAGATTTTCCCCCCGCGACTTTAGATAATTCATTTGTTTATAATGTTTTCGACATAATCCTTTAGCGCAAAATTCTGCTTCACATTCACAATTATAATTTGTAGATTTTTTATCCAATTCTATTTCAAATATTTTCCGAGCATTTTTCCAACTTTCAAATTTATCCATTTTTCTTTGTAATAATAATGTAATATCGATATCTTTATATAACCATTCGAGCGATTTTTTAAAATCGGATATACGCGAAATTCTTATTTCATAAACATTATTTCGTTTACGTAGGTGCGCATCAATATTAAGTTCATTATTAAGAAGAACTCTAATACCCATAAGAAATTCCTTTGTTCCCAATATTGACCATTCGGAAGTTACATTCGTTTTATATTTATTATATCCCCAATATATACATCCATCACCATCTGAATATCCACGTATGAAGTGCTTAAGTAAATGCTCTGGAACTGTTGTGGGAAACTCTAATATCAAACTTTTCCGTGGAACACAACCATGTTTAATCAAATCTTGCGCCAATTTTTTATTTATTATCTGGATTTTAACCATATTTCGAGATGTGGTAATTGGATGCTTCGATTCTAATGCACTTTTAAATCGTTCAATAATAATTCTATCTTTTTTATGAAGCGAAAGTGTCGTACTCAAAGTCCCATTTTTATATTTATATACGCACCCATCTGCAAAAAGAAATCCTAGAAAATATGCTTTTTCTTGCGTATCTATAGTTTCAAAGAAATCTCTATTGCATTGATACATATTCATTCTTCCTCTGGGAATATCTTATGGTATTCCTTTAGTGTTAGTTCGCCTTCCGGTAACTGGTTGCAATAGTTTGCGTGATAGCAATAATCACAACGCCAATCGGAACGTTTCTTCTTATTTGGGTATTCTAAACCTTCAGCAACAAGAGCCGCGAAAAGTTCATCAGACCATTTCTTATAATATCCACGCGCTGGGATTATTTTCTCGTCAAACATTCTTCTTGTTTCTTCGAGAGATTCTAGTATATCCATTACATTTAGGCGCGTCTTTGCGCCATCGAAATACAGATTCCAATCTTCGTCTCTATCTATCTCAAACTCGCGGATATTAATCTTTCTATCTGATCCAACCCAGAATATCAGCTTTGCGCCATTAAGAAACACATCTTGTCCAGACCATAGATATAGTCCGACCTGGCCGATATAGTCCTCGCTGATTATGCCGTTACCAATAACTTCTCTATACTTGAATCCACCAGTTCCGGTTTTAAATTCAACAAGGATGGGTTCACCTTCTATTTCCACAACGGCGTCGTATTCTCCCGATATCTTATATTCATTAGAGAACCATTTGACATTACTTCCGCGCCAAATACCGGCTTTCATAAAGTATTTTTGCCACTGTGCTTCAAATTGATGTCCAACATCGAATATCATTTGTGTTTCATAGTTGTTTTCCCATTCGCCGCCAATGCCTAGCATACTCATTACAATGTTACGCCGACATTTGCCAAACGTTCGCATAGCTTTATGCTCTTCATCTCCGATTTCCTGTATCACATGGCAGTCTGTTGCCCACAATGAACGCTTCGGATAAGGCACGATAGAACCTCTCTCGGTAACTTCTCGTACGTTATCTATTAGTGTGAAAGGCTTCATGATTAAGCCTCTCCATCATCTGGAGCATTTTTGATTGCCAATACGGCGCGCCATCCAAGGATCATTTCGCCACGCTCATTCTTAACGCGAATGCAATCCTTCTCTTTGATAACTTCACCGACAATCTTGCGCGGCTTAGACGTATCATCTTCTGTGTATACCACTTTCTTGATTCCTAGATTTTCTGCTTCGTATTCTTCACTCATATATAAAACACTCCGTCCATTTCTGTTATGACGCCATCTTCTATATTTATAAATGCGCCACCTATATCATTGAGCGTTCGCGCTTGTGCTTCTTCATATGTCGTTTCTCCGTCTGAATATGCGGCTAAGAAACTTGGGAGAGCAAGCATAGGCGAGCCTTCCCATTCATAGTGTGGTTTCAAGTCGTCTTCCACATATTCCAATTTTAAATCTCTTATAGGACGTATATCTATATACTTATGATAATGTCCACATATGAAAAAGTCGGCGTTGATTTTCAACATTGAAAACTTCTTTCTGAGAGCACGCCTAATCTTATGTTGTCTCTCAAATGGATCTGGGTCATTTGAAGCAATGCTCCCAGCGCCATGCATAGCGAGAATGCGCAAATGAAACGGATTCTCTTTATCATCTGGATTTTCTTGATACAAATCTATGATACACATTCGTCCGCCATATGGTATTCCTAAATCTTCTGCTATACTCTCAGCAACATCGCCCTGCTCTTTGGATATTGTCTCTTCATGGTTTCCAGCGAGATACACAAGCAACTGGCTCGTTTTTTCATCTATCGCTAAGCGTCTAAGTTGATTTTTGATATAGCGCCGCTCGGCCTCAAATGTTGGTATCTCAGGATTGATCTCTGTAATTGAATGGCGTTTGTCTTTGGGGTTAATGGCGTCATTCATATCTCCTAGCGCAAGCGCTCTATTGCGTGTCTTGTTAGAAGCTATCAATCCTATATAATCCTCAAATGGGATACGCTGAAATCCGATTGACTTAGGATGAGCATCGCTCACGCCAAACAAAGTACACGGATTGGGTATCCAATATTCAATGCGTCTCATTTGGACACGCTCCGCAGTATAGTTCTATCGCGCGAAAATGTTCTAATTATAATCCGATTTGTTTCCCGCGTATCTAAAACAAATTTATCGCCGCTATTGATTTGCTCGACAACATGTTCAACTATTTTTGATTGCCGATTCGCGGTCTTTCTCTTTGAATATGCCCTACGCAATTCTAAACATCGTGGACATCTCGCTTTCGTGTATCCTTCTGTCAGCTTTGTGGGACAATCCACACACTGTCCAGAAGCTTTACGCTCTTCGTATACTTCTCTTCGTGTCATTATATCGCTCCTTGTGCGTTTTCAGTGGGATCTAAAAAACTTTATTATAGTAATCTATAATATGTGCATCTTCTTTCAGTGCACGGGCATGTCTGCGTACGCTTACGTCCCTATGTGATAAAAGTTTGTGGCGCATCATTGCTAGAGAGATTTTGGTTTCGGCCTTAACGACTGGTTCACTCACAGGTTGACCACCACAAATATTGCATCCATCACCAGGGCTACAATTACATGTCGGTTCCTTCTCTGTGATAGGTTCGCTTACAGGCTCTTCTTTCTTCTCAGGGAGCATTGGAGAATCAACGAATGGTGTGGGTTCTGGTTCTGGGATATATTCTGTTTCAACAGACTCTTCATATTTAACATCAGAAGGTTCTCCACTTATATGTTTTTCATATATTTCTAACAAATCTTTCTTCAACGCATCACGATCGAATATTATTTTTGCGTTTTCGAGTTCGGCAATTATTTCTTTCTTTGTTAAAGACATAGATTTAACTTTAGAATATAATCTATATAAAGGTTGTGGTAATAAGCGCCAAATGTGATTAGAAAAAATCGCGTGCATATCGCCTATCTGAAAAATGTGATATGGCGGAAAGTCGCCGATCGTAACATAAGCACTGCGTCGCATATGTAACGATGATTATCGTTGAGCGTAAAAATGATACTACATTTTAGAAACTAGCATTATTTCTTTATACATAACTGTGCCTAATGGCCAGCGTTCTACAAACTCTTGCTCTTCTTTTAAATCGTTTGCACCAAAGAGATCCAGAGAAATTAAAGGATGTGGCGCAGGCAATTTGCGTCTTCCTTTTGCGACAGCCTGATAGATGCGCAACTTTCCATTATTCCATTGTATATCGCAACCGATATAATAGAGCCACGCTTGCGCATATTCGTATTTAGAAAATGCCAAAAGATGATAGCCGCGTTTTCGGAATTCCTCATTTGTAGTCACCCATTCGCCAAGCTTATATTCTACAATTGGCGCCGGCTTCTTTCCTTCAGACGGCATACATGATTGCGCAGATACCAATCGATCATCTTTAGTTTCGGCTACAATTTTAAATACCGCAACTGGTGTTCCCATATACACACCTCCAGTCTCTTCCTATTGAATCTAAATATGCTTGTATTAAACGATTTTGCTCTTCATAGAATTCAATACGCTCGCGCCAAAATCTATTCATATGTTCGGTTCTCGTGTTATACGATTTTCTAATCGCACAATCTTTTTCTCTCATATTTTGACCAATTTGCGCAATAAGCGTATCTTCTCGCGCACCAGCAGTATATAAAACCGTCCACTCATTATCTCGAAATGCCCATTCGAGAGCGTGTATATGGCGCGATGTTGTCATAGAAATTTTGATATCACTAAGAAGGGCGATTTTATGATACTCGGTATTTTCTATTCGCTTAGCAATTCTTGTAGAATAAGAATAGAACAAGTCACCCACAATACTAGCGTGGGCGCTTGCGCCATTCCTTATTCCTTTAGCGAATCGCTTAGCAAGAACATCATTGCTTAGCGTCATATTCTCACCTAATCCAGTTTTGTGCAGGGATATTGACCTTTAATGTGTTTATTATAAAAGCTTCCCATAGATGCTGCTGCAACGAATGCCTGGAACAGTTCGAATTGCACACCGAAATATATATAGTTATTCTCATTGTTCATTGTTATTTCGACGCAACTAAACTCGCCGTCTTTCCCCATTGGATGATAGCGCGTCTTCTCGATCACAGATGAACTAACATGTATCCATTTTTTCATCATTTCTTTGCGCGCTTTTATGGCACTCTTCATTATATCTATTGCACTTTCTAATTGCTTTTCAGTTACTGAATGTCCGAATTCAACGTGAACATCCTCGCCTTCGTTTTTGTCAAAACTTATTTTTATTTCCTGCATTTATTTCACTCCGTTGATTATAATTTTTCTCTTATGTTCTCTAATAGTTTGTCAAATGCCTCTTCTACGCACTGCACACAACAAAAATGCGAAGAGTAATATCCCGCCACAGTTATCTTTGTGCGTATAGGACCACCACAATTATTGCATTTAAATGTGCTTAGATTTTTTAAATGTTTATAATAAACCCATACTCCATTTAAAACCATTAGTCCCATCCTCCATGTCCGCAATAATACTCGTCATATTCTTTATCAGGCGTAGATTTAAAGAACGGCAATCTCCAGTGCGATTCTTTGATTGCGCACCGATCACTACATTTCGCTTGGCGTCCTTCGAGACTTGGCGGATTTTCCATAATTTCTTTTGTCCCGCAAATCGCACAAGCGAAATATTTAGATGTATGCGTAAATGCAAAATGCCCGCACGCCATAATGGGATACTTCGATTTGGGAATATCTGCACGCCATTCCATTCGTGCCATTTATCCCCACTCCAGCGGCGAGTAATCGTCATCATGTCTGTGCCCGCAATCGCAATATACCTTCTCATTTATCCAGGCAAGTGCTGCTTCTGGGTGCGCATCGGAGATTTTTTGGAGCGCTTCTTCGACTTCATCGTCGGTCATTTTACCATCATCGGATGTTATTACTGTAGGCATAAGTTGCATTCCAATAACAAACAATCCTTGTATATCATCACATTCTTTGGCGCGCAAGAATCTCTCCTGAAGATCTACATACTCACCAATTGTTTTGGGATGATAGAAAATGTCGCGCTCACTCGGGTATTGCAAGCTCTCGATTTTCGTTGCTCTCTTCTCTTCGCTCAGTTTCGTCATCTTTTCCATCTCCTATGCATTGTATACATTTTTGCGCCTCAATCTCTTCGACTAATAGAACCTTTTTGAAGCACACGCGACAAATGGCATATTCTTGTTTGTGTCTCATGCGGGTTAATCGGCGCTTAAATGTCGACAGATTTTTCTTTCCTTCTTGAATCATCTCATCATAGAAGGTTATATGCTGATCCAGACAAGCGACGCAGAAAAGATATTTCTTGTCGCTTTTCGAATCTGGCGAGAATGCACCAATAAGTTCATCCTGAACTCCGAGGCATTTATATTCACCTTCGAGCGGGAATAGTTCACCAGTTCCTTCGCTAGAATTGTGACACAAGAATCCTTTCAGGACAAAGGCGCCACCGTTATCTATCTCTTTTTCAAAATAGCGCCTACAATGCGGACAAAGCATCTTCCCAGGCGCATACTCTGTTATCTCGTCGCTTCCGCATATACAGCGGTAGGTATGCGAGATAACTTCTTTCGGCAGTATGTGAGTTTTCTTTCCACCCATATTTATTTCTCCTTTTTCTTGATTATTGGTACTGCTCTATAAACTGTATTAGCGTGATATTCGCATATAGGTTCTGAAATTTTACCAACAAATTCTCTGCGTGCGGGTGTACCATCATTACAATAATAACAGTCCTTTTCCAGATTTCCAGTTTTATGAATTGCCTTTTTAGCTTTCGAACATTCATCGATAATCATTTGCAAATCTTCTTCGCGCAAATAAACCCAGTTTAATAAATTATTTTCAATTATTATATGCGCTCGTTTAATTCCATCTGCATCATCTACGATTTTGCCTGTAAATTTTACATCCATTCTTACACTTCCCGCTTTGAAAAGTCTCGGCGCGCATCATCCTCATTTGTATAATAATGCCCATGAACATGATATGATTTTCGATCTGGCGGAAATATTTGCCAATGCGTAGACCACTCTTCGCGGCCCTTATTCTTCCACTTGAGAAGAACTATGCGCGTTGGATACATCCCTGTTTTCTTAACAGTTTGTTTTGCAGCAATTGGATCGAAGCGCCCATCTATACCCTCGTCGATTGCGCGTTCTAATGCAGTTAGCGCAACCTTCATTGACTTCAATTGTATGCGCGTCTGTTCTATATCATACTCTAAAACTTTCTTTGGGTCAAATTTCTCTTCTTTATTATCGCTCATCTCTCAATCTCCCTTATTATGCTTTCTTTTAATATTGATTTAAGTGTGATTTTTTTATCTATATATGTGGATGATTCAACGCAATTTATGCCATACAGCGCAGTTCTTATTTCTGCGCGCCATATTTTCCTCTGCCATCCATATTTATAATATCTTCCAGCATAATACAAAAGCTGTTCAATAGTATTAACATCCCCATCTAACAATGCCTGGCGTAATAGTAGCGCGTTCTTATGCATATTTCCCATATTATTCACCCACTTCTATAATAATCGGGTTGATTCTCACTCTAAAATATGCGTCAATCATTGCCGCATTCACGAAAGTTATGCCATTCTCTTCATGGATAGCCTGGCGATCATGGCAATGTCCAAATAGATGAAACTGCGGACGCGCCCCGTATACTTTCTCAAGCAGCGACGTGCTTCCGATTTCTCGCCCATCAATCGTTTTGTCGAGTATGCTACGCGGACACATATGCGTTATCACAACGTCCGTATCCTCTGGAATGTGCTCATATTCTAACATTATCTGTTCCGCATTGGGTCCAGGATTGAAATATACATCTGTCCAGTCATATCCCCAGAAGCGCACGCCATTGATTGTGACGCCCGTTCGATTAAGAACAACCGCATTGCTCAAGAGTTTCTCATAGGATTCCCGATCTGACCAGTTCATTACATCGTGATTTCCAATAACCATAAGTTTGTGTTTGTAATCCAGTTCGCCGAGCCATTCATTGAACTGCTCAAAGGCGAACGGCGAGCCGCAGTTTGTTACATCGCCGCAGTGCACTAAAACGTCCGCTGGCGGCCATATGTTTGCATACATACGATACTCTAATTCGTGCGTGTCGGATATTACTAGCACTTTCATTATTGTTCCTCTATTGGAGTTTTGAATATTTCTCGTGCGACATATTCAATCAACGCGAGTTCGTATTTTTTTGACGCGAGCGCCTGATCTCTACTCCCATCTGTGCATCCGCGATAGCCTGGGTCTTTGTCGCTCTTTTCAATATAGATTTCTTGTATTGGTTTCTCAGGGTCTGCTTTAAGTAAGTGCCCAATTTGATTCAAATAACATATTGATTTGTAGCTTTGCCACTTTTCTCCAAATATCTGTTCAAAGTTATATTGTTCAAAACTCTCTGGATACGCCGCGGCGTTTACAAGAATTCCTATTAGTTTTTCTTTTTGTTTTTCGTTCATATTATATCTCCTATGCCGGCAAAGCAGAACGGCACGCGAATGTTCTCTCAATCAAACATTGAAGCAAACACTCGCGCGGCATACACGATTTCAGACACCTGGGTGTCTTCATTAATCGCTCTCCGCACTACTTTGCTATCGGCGTGGGCGACTTATTTGTCGCTAGGTATGGGTTCTTTCTTATTGCTTTCCGCGAATGTGTCCAACATTTTCTCGGAGACATCTTTGATTGTTTTGTGGTATGTATCTTCGAGGCTTGATATTATGGGACCGCTATTCGCTAGCGCTTTATCAGAAACCTTTGGCACAAGTTTTCCTCCATACATTACAATAAGCATTGGCGCTTCATCGTATAACTTTGCTAACAGATTTCCAATTTCTACCGCATATTTTTCTTCTATCATTCTGATCTCATGTTTATATTCGTGTTCCAATTCTTTATATGCATCCGTAGCATCATCATGCGCTTCGTCTATTATTATTCGCAACTCCTTGATATGTTTAATATTTTCCTGAATATGCAATGTTTTATTCCACGGAACAAATCTTTCAGATTCGTTATTATATGCATTTTTAGCGCGTCTCAAAAGTTCCTCATTTTCGTTGAGTTCATTGTTATATCTTGTAACTAGCATTCTTCCGCGGTGTTTTGGGCGCCAATATTTCATCTCGATTTCGTGATCTTCTTTGTGTTGTCTGTGCGCGATTTCGTTTACCTTTATACTATATTTATTTATAAGTTTAATACTCGCAATATAATCGTCCGAATCCACAATCTTTGCTTTTTCGCATTCGATTATCTCATCTTTGCGCGTTTTTCTCATTTCCAAGAAGTTGCCGATTATCGTTTCTCCTTTTTTAACTTCCATTCGCTTCGGCGCCTCATTGTAATACGATTTCCGATAACCATCGTATTCTCCATATAATATTTCTTTCACCATTTTCGTTCCTCCTTTAATACTAGATGCTCTCGCCGGAATTTGAATCCGGGTTTTCAGATGTCTTTTACGCGCCGCATCCCAGATTATGTATACGACGACAACTGGACGGGTAGGGGCCATGTCGTATTCTCCCGGCGGTGCGTATTGAAAGTCTGAAATGATTGTCCTATCTACATTACGAGAGCATATGATGGACGCGAGCAGATTCGAACTGCTGCATGGCTCTCTGTTTGTTGCCGCGGCGCCTGACCGACCAAGCTAGTCAACGCGTCCATGTGTTGCGGGCGCGGATTTGAACCGCTTCGCTTCTGCCCCACTCAAATCACAAGGTGTTATACAGACAGAATCTTTACCGTGGGTATGTGATTAACCCACCCGCATTACGATACGCGCTCCGGCAATTATAAAATATAATTGCAGTCATTGCGCGGAAAAGTGTTCTTACCAACTGTCGTAGTCCGTTATGTCCTCCGTTCTCGTTCGTATTAAAAATACAGCGTGCGCTGTAAATGTTGGCGCGATTCCCGTTTCACTTCTTTTTATATAATATCGCCTCGCGCCTGTCCAACGCACTCGGAACTGATCCCAGAGGTAGCGTTCGCGTTCACTTAGTTCGCTTTCGCTGGCGTATTTGTCTTTCATGGTGTTGCCTCTTTTGGTACTATCTCTTTTACATGCGGCAAATTGTTTTGTGCGCGCATTTCGTCGAGCAAATGGCCGGCTTTATTGTTTTCTCGCGGATGCCAGAATATCTGTGTTAAGCGTATTTTGTGATATTCCATTATTTCATTTATCATTTCGAGCTTTTTGATAAGGTGCACGTTTTTAAGATTGTTTGTGCCGCGCACAGCGTTCACTAAAAGCTTCGAATCGGAGATAAAAGATACGTGTTTCATATCCGCGCCATATTCTTTTGCCGTCTGTATTCCTACCATTAGCGCAATAAACTCCGCTTCGTTATTTGTTTTAGCGGGACAAGCGTAAACTTTCTCATAGATCTCCTTGCCTTCGCTATCGCCAATTACCGCAACATACGATTTTCTTAGCGCCACATCTTTCAGGTGGTTGTTGAGTGTGCATCCATCAATATATATTCGCATTCCCATATATTTACGCTCCTGATTTTTTTGCCATCTCTACTTCGTGCGCCAAGTCGAATTCCTTTTCTGGGCTGTATCCATATGGTCGGCTTCTACTTAATGCGTCTGCGCCGATTTGTTTAAGCAGTCTACCCGCATATGGTTTAATTGCCGGTAGAATGTCCTGTAAAGGACTAGGTGTGACGCCAAATGCCGAATGATATGGACTAGACCACGCACTATGCATCGTATAGATTTCTGGTTTATCCATACACGTATTCGCTGGCGACATTACGAGTAACATACGCGAGGCAATGTGATCTTCTTCGATGTAGATATTGTTATCATCCGCCGAAGAATCAATACATATACCAGACTGCGTTATGCGATGAAATCCAATTGGATAGTCAGGATTTATCGTATAAAGATGCCACTTCATTGTTGGTTTGCGCTTACGCCCAGCAATTTCAAAGACCAAGATATAGCGGTCATTCTTGTGCAACTTTTTCCATGCCTTTGTTTTCTTTTCGTCCATGCCGGGAATAACTTTTCCAGGGACAAACTCATACGAGATAGTTATCTCATATTTAGAATGCCGCACAACGTGTCTCTTTCGCGCCGCATAATCTTTAATGAGCTTCTGACCGCGCCCAATCACATGTGAGAGCTTGTCGCCTTTCTCTGTAAATGTGATCAGCCATTCTTTGTCGCGCCATTCTTTCGATAGCACGATATATTCCTCAATAAAATCGACTGTCATCTCTACATTTTCACGCGTTGATTTGTTAGAGCGGAACATCGACTGTATCTGATTCATATCTGCACGCGGATTGTTGCGGAACGATCTATATATCGGCACTGGCGCAAACCAGGCAATACTTTCATGTTCCATAATATCATCTACATTTGGCGGACGATATCTAGGAACATTCATTGGGTTAAATACTATCGCTATCGCATAATCTGTATCGAGCATCGAAGAGCATATCAGAAATGCTTTATTTGGCATTTCAATGTAGAATTTGGATCCAGCGTTTGCCATTGTAACTAGCGATTCAAAGGGATCCGCTTCCACAGTTTTCTTTTTCTTTGTTTTTGACATATCCCCAATAGACGATGTCGAATAAAGTTCATCTATATAGAGGCGCCCATTATACTCATTCTTGCACCGAGACCATTTATCGCGGTAATATGTGCCATTATAAAGAAAATACATATCTTTATTGTCATATTTTATATCATAGACACGCCCGCCATCGGATACAAATATAGTATATGGCATTGGCAATTCGCGCATCAAATACCTGAATGGTAGATCGCCAAGACGATATGGACTTCCAGAACTAGAATAATAGCGCGAATTATAGATTGACTGATTCATTCCCAGTAATCTAACTTCATCTGTTTCCTCGCCAACGCCTCGCACTTTAAGTAATTCAGTCGCCATCTGGGAAACATTATAATATGTTTTATATTGTTCGTCGATGTTCATTTTTGTTACTACCCACGAACGCGGATTTATATTATAATGTCCGATTGGCGTTTGGATCGTTCCATCATCGTTAACCCACGGCAAGTGCCACCCTTTGATTTGGTCGCCATTATCTATTCTTTCGAACATGTTTTTCCCTCCGATTTCAATGACTTAACAACTTTTCGAAGTGTCGCAAGCGTTGGCGTTGCAGTATTATGGAGATTGTTGCCCGTCTTAATTGCGCGCACTTGTTTCCAAATTTTGAAATCGTGCTGATGAACACCTTCAACAATGTCGGCGTGTTTTCCGAAAAGAAATTCATCCGTGAAATACCAGCGCATTGCCTGAATTACCAAAATATTCATAGCATTCTTTTCCACGTTTTTGTGTGTTTTACAATACGCATAAACAATGTATTTTGAGAATTCTTTTTGCTCACGTTCTGCGCAACTCTCCATTAATTGCATCGCATAGCTTGTTGGTAGCTTCGCCGCGTCTGAATCTGTAAATTCCCATGGGAATTTAACCTGCACTGTTTTCTTTGCGGCGCGCCCACGTCCTATTCCGTCCATGATATCTCACCTACACTAAATTTATTGCGTATAAATGTGATTATGCGACTAGGATCGTATCCATATTTAGAATAGCTGGTCTCTATTTCTTTGAAAACCATAAGTGCTGTTCTCATTCCTGATGTATTATCCACATCTGCTTCCCCACGAGTGCGGCACGAAGTTGGTTTATCGCCAGTTTCAGACATAGATTCTATCATTTTGATTTCCTCATCAAGCTTTTTAATGTATTGAGGAATACGCTGGCATCCAAAAACATATACATTTGACATAGAAGCATTTGTGCGGGCATCTATTATAAATGTAGACATATAACTTGGATTTCTTATATCTTTTATGCCTTCGAGAATCTTTTTGCGTGTCCCAAGAGAATCTGTTGCCAATATGATAATTCTCGCATCGTTTGTGTTTTTCATTATCAATTTGAACATCTTTGCGTCATCATCAACTGGCACAACATTCTCTTTCCCATACAATTGACCAATCACATCGACTTTTTTCATTCCCGCGTCACCTTTTAAATATATTTGGTTCGCGGTATTTTTTGGTTCGACACGATCAAAATCGCAAATATATATTTTATGTCTTGGCGCTAAAGCGACCGTCAGAAAGCTTCCTATTCCGCCAGCACCAAAAATATAAACATCTGGTCTCGACATAATCACACCTTACTTGTGGGATGATTTTCCGCATAGTCGGCAAACTTTTGCATCTTAACTTCTGCTATGCGGTTTTCTTCGGTCGGCATTTCACTCCAATCCAAGAGGAAGTCGCCAGATTGGTTCGCCAAAAGATATCTTTTTATTCGGCGTGATCCCCAAGCCTTCTGTGTATGTTTATCGAGACTGCTTGGACCAGTTGAACTTCCAGTGCCAGGATGTATATGCAGCCAGTATTCCACTGGGATGCATCTTGGTGGACATTCTACAAGCACAGATTCGCCTATGCGAAAATCGTAGCCTTTCTTATGCTTAACAATCGCCACTTCTAGTTTTAACAACTTAGATACGGCAGCAGCCATGCGAACAATCGCTTCGATGTTTTCCTTATCTCCGTCCGATAAGTCTATCTCGACGACTTCTACCATGTTTGGCGATGTCAGGTTCGGTTTCCATTCTGCGAGTTCTTCAAGAACAGCGTCATATTCTTCACCGCTGATCTGTTTTCGTCGCAAAAGTTTATCTAATATACTCATACGTTTTTCTCCTTTTCGTTTATGAAGAGGGTTGCGCAGTGGCGGATGGGATTTGAACCCATTCGCTTTAGATAGCTCTACCATGCGCCGCGCGCAATAGCTCCGCCACATTAAGGAAAAGGGTTGGGAGAAGCGCGACTACATACGCTTCTCGAAAAGAACTTCATCGCCTACGCCAACTAGAGCCAATTTCTTGACCTGCGCAAACGTTGCTTTTCTCTTGCGTGTGTTGTAAACCCAGATTCCTCCGAGCTTATCCGCGAGGGAAAACGCGTCCTTTTCTGCGACCGGGGCTATTATATGATCTCTTCCACCTCTCAGCGGGAGCGTCACATCCACGATCTGTTTGTCGCTCTGAAGCCTGACCTCGATATCGTCCGCTTTGGTCATCTCTCCGTCGACATATAGATATACGTTTTTCTTCTTCTGAAGATACGCAACTGCTTCCGCAACTGGAAGCGTCATGCGCACATCACCTTCGACACTTGCCTCTATAATGTTTACCATTTGGGGCTTTCTCCTGTTCTATTCTCTTACATTCGCGCCAGCGCGTCCTCTAAATGCGCTTTGGTATCGAATGCTGGAGCTGGATGTGTTGAATCGGCGCAATCGCGCGCCATACGTAAATCAAGAAGTAAATGCTGATCACCATAATCTTTAGCAATATCTATCGCTTCTTTAATCAATATTTTGCTTTCATTTCGCGACTTCGCGATAGCGTGTTCTATCAAATCTTTTATTTTCCCGTGAATTATTTCTGTTGTCATTATCTTATTCTCCTTGGCATTGAAGACATTTCTTTTGATAAGAAGTAATGCGTTTGCGATTTCCCTTCAATCAATTCTATGCCTGTCTTTATTCCGTCAATATATTTCGCTAATCCATGTTTGTGTAAGACTTTCTCCAAGTCTGCAATATTAGCGTCACATATTCTAGCGCGATTAATTTGTCGAGTATCATAATTATTCCTATGATGCCAATGTTTAACAACGCGCATATCATATTCTTTATCGACCTTCTTTATAAAGATTTCTATCAAACGGTTAGCGCTGAAGATCGGGCGACCATTATTGAATCTCATTGGCACAAGAGGTTCTCCATGAAGCGCGCAAACTATTGTTGCCGCTGAATCAGTATATTCTCCTTGTGCACAGAACCATATATGCGCATTCTCTAATGGATAGTCGCGAAATTCTTCTTTAAGCGCGCGTTTAATCACAAAGTGGTCGCGCACAATATCGAATTTGACATTATGGGGTGCGTTTGCTTTCGGCCATGCAATTTCGAACCACATATTAGCGACTCCATTCGTATCTTTGCCCAGGCTCCTTTTTTTCCGCGTGTTGAATTGCACTTTCAATTGATTCATTTAATTCTGCGCGTATGCAGTCAACTGAACAATAAGTATATGTTTTTCCGCTCCACACATCTATACGTAATTTTCCCACTGCGGTCCCGCAATGTTCGCATTTCTTTTCACTTTTACCTTTTAAAGGCCAAATGTTAATATATAGCATTTCTTTTCCTCCTATAAACAGCGCTTCGCCTAGCGCAACATTTTCTTGAATTTGATTTCATATTTTTTTCTCTACATTATAGCTCTTGAACTGATCAATATTCTTTATTGCGCATACACATTTAAATGCGCTATAATCGTGATTTAAGAGCATATCTTTTCGAAGGTCTTAAGACCTTCGCTATTGATTAATGTTCCCCATATCGCACCGCTATATGCTTACTATTGATTATCCTTTATAGTTATAAGTATTTGCATCAATTCACAATTTTCATTCTTACAGAAGAACATTCGTTCAATCGTGTTTCCAACTTTGCGCGGAGAAGCGATTGACATAATCATATCCTCCAAACAATATGGACATTCGTGCCAGTTATTGTGGGTATCGAAAACAGGCGCGGGTTTCTCATCATCTTTTTCCGCTTTTGTCAAAAATTCATCCCATCCGCCAGCAGCTTCAATCATTTCTTTATCTTGATGCCCGATATGTCCTAATAATCCGCACATATTATTCACTCCGATTTCAGATTGTATATCGATTTCAAGCGTATAGTTATATCAACAGTTTCCTCAATATGTTTCATAACAGAACCTGTTTCCTTATACGCAAATTTGCTTTCATCGATAGTTTTCGAAGAGATAGACGTTGAGAAAATACCTTCCATAGATTTCTCAAAATCTTCCATCGTAACTTCGCCACGCTCCAAGCGCCGCCCCATCTCTTTTCTGCCAAATGCACGCCCAGCGCCATGTGGTGCAGAATAATTGTAATTCTTATTCGACTTGCCCTGCCCGATAATAACACCCTCCGCCATATTCAGCGGAATAATTACCGTTTGGTCAGAATGGGCAGAAATAGCGCCCTTGCGAATAATGTGATCGCGTGGTGAAATGTAATTATGCACAGATTCAATAGTTTTTGTTGTATCAATTAATTCACCAAAAAAGTCCATAATTTCGCTGAGCATTATAAATCGATTCAAACTTGCATATTCTTGCGCAACTTCTGTCCAATTTAAATATGCTGTTCCACCAGCGCTCATCGGAAGATATTCAAGTCCATCTGGAACGAGAATTCTCATCTCATTGGTAATCGTTTTCGCCATCTTCTGAAAATGCGTAGCGACTTTGAGTCCGAAATTACGCGAGCCAGAATGAATAACAATATACTGTTCTCCATCTGGCGCCTGATCTATCTCTATGAAATGATTTCCTCCGCCGAGCGTTCCTATTTGTCGTGCTGGGTCGGTACTCATTTTAACATCATATTTTTCAAAGAAATTTTCACGAATAAGTGAACTCATATTTGCAACGCGAATCATTATTTCATTGCTATTAGCTAAAGACTGCGCCAATTCTATTCCATGGGAATTAAATCCAAGGGGCACGCGATTTCTAATATGAGCATCGAGCGCCTCGAAATCAATCTTGCGCTTCCCGATAGGATAGGCAAGCACGCCACATCCAATGTCCACACCAACAATGTTTGGTATGACCGCGTTTTTAAATTTCCCGGTAAATCCTATTACACAGCCGGCACCAGAATGAACATCAGGCATTATCGCAATTAAGTCTTTAAAAGCGGGATGACTAATAGTTCGTTCAATTTGTTCACGCGCTGATTCTTCGACCAAATCAGCGTGAATTAACAACGCCGTATTTTGCTCTATAATTTTAACTTTATCGTTCATTTTCAATTCTCCTTAAATATTTATTCTCTTTTCCATTGCTCAAATTTTTCGTGTTTTCGTTGTAAACATAATGTTTTATCGGAATCTTTATAAATCCAGTCGAGACATTCGCGAAAATCTAATTTCCGCCAAATTCTCAATTGGTATATATTATCACGTTTAGATATATGATAATGAATATCAAATTTTTCATAGAGAATGTTTGCTATTTTTTGAAGGAAATCATTTGTTCCCAAAATAGTCCAATGGTTTTCTATTGATTTTATTCTTCTTTTATCATAATGCCAAGATATACATCCATCGCCATCGCTATATCCTCTTATAAAATGTCTTATCAAATGATCTGGGATTGTAGTGGGAAACTTAATTGTGAATGTTTTTCGTGGAGTGCACCCATGTCTAATTAAGTCTTGCGCCATTTGTTTGCTCCCGATTTGAAATTTACATTGTTTATAATTGTCATAATTATGATTATAAATAGGATGTTCCGATTTTAAAGCAACGCGAAATCTTTCAAGTATAGATTTATCTTTTTCGTGCAATTTAATTTGAACAGAATAACCACCATGCGAATTTTGGAATACGCACCCATCTGCAAACATAAATCCTAAGAAATACGCCTTTTCTTCTGTATCTATTGTTTTAAAGAATCTTCTATTTGCTTTATACAT